TCATACCACGCGAGAGAGATCAAGAGACCAGGTTTCTGCTACAGCGCTGGACTCCGAAGGTCTTACTCCGGCCAGCTTGAGCCGGGTGTATACACGACCAACGATAGGGCGTTGAGCGCCAGTGAGCACGAAGACCCAACCGTTGTTCAGTAACCATTGGCGCTGGTGTGAGGGCGTCTTGTAGCCGGTGATGGTGGCCAATTCTTCGTCGGTGAGGGTCTCACTTTGATATTCCATGTAATGCCTCCCGTCTTGCGGTGTATTCAGCTCAGCGTCGTGTATTAGTTGCCGTGGTCGCTTCTGATTGGAGGTCGTCATTGGGCCACCAGATCAAATTGCATGGAGTGTTTTGAATGCGTCTGCAGCCACCATTGGAACCTGTCCGTTGCCAATGGCTTTAAGTCGGTCCATCCGATAGGCCACCCCATCAGCCACTCGGTCCAATCCGGGTTCAAATGCCCACCATCCAGGGCCATCACTGCGTGATCGAGACGATCGTTCGAACGGTTGGCGCCTGTTCTGCGAGTTAGTGCTGCAAGGGAGGATCCCTTTGCCATACTCGCCACCGGCGTCGGCCATCGCCTGGCGGTTGTCTTGTGCGATGAGCCAGATCCTATCCCGCTTATGAGGGGCGCCGAGGTCAGCCGCTCCGATAACACCCCACCGCGCGTCATACCCCATTTCGGTAAGGTCACCGAGAACCACGGCAAGTCCTCTTCCCACAAGCAGTGGTGAGTTTTCCAGCTCGACGTAGTGAGGTCGTACCTCATCGATAATTCGTGCCATTTGATGCCAAAGTCCGGAGCGTGCGCCTGCGATACCCAGGCCGTTGCCTGCAGCTGAGATGTCCTGACAAGGAAATCCTCCCGAAACCACGTCAATAAGGCCTCGCCATGGTCTTCCGTCGAAACTGCACACGTCAGACCAAATTGGGAAAAGCGGGAGCAGCCCATCGGTTTGTCGTTGCGCCAGAATTTGTGCGGCGTATGCATCACGTTCAACGGCGCAAACGGTGCGCCACCCGAGAAGGTGGCCGCCGAGTACTCCGCCACCAGCGCCTGCGAAAAGAGCCAGCTCATTCACGCGGCCTCCTTCATAGACGAGTAGCCTGAAAATGGGCATTCTCGATTCTTTTTGGTGGCTAGGAGCCATGACGCATGAAGGGGTTCAGTATGTCGCCTGCGATGAAGATCGCTGGTGTGTGGGTGGCGTGGGCCTTTCTGGCGATAGGTGCATTGGGCTGGGCATTGTTTGTTGTGCTGGATGCATTCGAGGCAAAAAAAGACGCTGCCGCCTGGATTCAGGCGATCGGTTCGGTTTTGGCCATCATAGGTGCCGCCGCTTTTCCTGTTATCCACTCCAAGAAAAGTGTTGTGGAAAGGCAGTCTCAAACTGATGCCATGCTGAAAACCATAGCTACATTGATTCGCAAGGATTTGGGCTTGCTGATCAATTCCCTGCTTGGGAATATCAGCCCCGATCAAGAACTGGCAGATGAGATTACTCAGTTCCTTTACACGACTCCGTACTTTAAGCCACCGAAGCCTAGCCAGCGAATGTGTGAGGAGTCCACGAAGAGTGCGCGTCAATACGCGAGACATGGCCATGTAGCTAGCTGGAGAGGGCTGGATACATTGCTGACGAATATCAGTGGTACCCACATGACTACGAAGCACCACCTGATCCATCTCAATCATATGATGAGCGCTATTTCGGCAGCCAAAGCAGCTAGTGAAATGCTTGATGGCTGGGACCTTTCGCATGAGGATGAACTGCCGATGGTTAATAGGCTCATTTTTTGCCGGCATCATGTCGACCTTGCAATTGCCTTTCTGCGCGAAAAAAACCAGACTTCCAGTCAGTAAGTCGGCGGCCTTGCCCCCCACAGCAGGCTGCGCGGGCGGGCGATCCTGAGCGATTAGCGTTGCATCAGGAGGGGCGGCCTCGCGCAGCTTTTCGTGGGGTGTAAGCACCTCGGTGCTTCTGCTGGGAAGAGCAGTAATGCCTGCTGCTACGCAGCAGAGACTGTTCTTTACGGGTTTGTCGACGCCGCTGTTGTCGCAGAGCAAAGCGGCCTGGCATTGAGTGTTGTTCTGTGAGTACTTCATGCCGCTTTCCTCCGATGCTCAATATCAAGTTGGTCCATCATCGGATCCGCCATGCTCAGCACCTTCTCGCGAAGGGCGAGCGTTTGAGTCGCTTGGCTCTCGGATCTCACGGCGCGGAAGGTGTCAGCGGCGAGCTGCAGCTTCTCGGCGATAGCTAGAAGGGTCTGTCGGTCTTTCGGTTGAAGGTCCAACAAGAATTGAAGGCGCTTGCAGCGATCGGTGGATTGTTCAAGCGCGGCGGAACCTGATACTTCGGCCTCCCGCTTTCCTTCGAGTAAGCCGGCAGTGTGGCCTTGGCCGTATCCCTCTTTCTGGCCGTCAATCAGTCCTCCGCGATAGCCGGCCCAGTAGGTGATGCCGATGAAGAGGAACAGTGCGATCAGTGCGCAGATCTGGACAGTGGTCAACATGTGGTGTGCTCCTGGTTGATTCAATGCTGGTGGTGGCAGCGGTTATGGGGCTGGGTGTTCTTCTTCGGTTGTCTCGGCCAGGGTCTTCGCATGGGTTTCATCCGCCTTGTAAGCCTGGATGTCGATCAGTGCGGCGACATGCCGAATGTGTGCGTATTTCGGTGCTTTGCGGCTGCCGTACAGCGTGACCACGGGCAGTTGGATGCGGCCGCTGGTGATCTCGGCGGCAAACGACTGCTCGTTGAGGTTGCGAAAGTACTGCACGCGTAGCTTTTCTAGGGGAATGAGCACGTCGCCGAAGGTGCGGTAGAGAAGCTCAACGGTGGATGCGTCCGGTGCAGGTTGCAGGCGCAGCGTGGGTTGGTTGTTATTGCTCATGGTTGGTTTGAGCCTCCTTGCGTTGGTGTCTTGCGGGATGGTTCCAGGCGTTCAGACAGTGGTGTTTGGTGAGCTCCCGCAGATGCTCTGGTACCTCGAGGAGCGCAGCGTTGCGCTCCTCGCGAGTGCGCATTGCGACGATCTGGCGGGCGTACTCCCTAGGCCACGTCACGGTGGTCTGTCGGGATGGCAGGAAGATCTAGGCCAAGTTGTTCCGCCAACCAGCGGATGCCGGCTTGGCGTACCCGCGTTGACTGGCTGTACTGCATGCCCAGTTCGTGGTGGTACCAACTGCCGTCCTTGACGCGCAGATACTCGCGGTCGCGGACTGGAAACGTCGGCAGGTTGCGGTCGGTAAGCAAGCCCTTGTCACGCATCCGCTTGATGAGTACGGGGCGGGTGATGCCAAAGTACTTGGCGGTTTTTTCGAGATTGCGCTCCATGTCACCCCCTTACGCTGCGTACGCGGCGGGTGTCGCCAGCGCAGCCAGGTGGTTGATGGATTCGCAGACCTTTTCATAGATCTCCACGTCGCTACCGTACGCAGTGAAGCATTTGGTGCGCGGGCTCTTGACGCCGATGCTCATGACGACGGTTATGCCTGCACGTGTCCGGGTGCGATGTACCGCGACGCGAATAGGCAATTCAAATCCGAGGTCTAGGTCGAGAAAGCCGCCAATGCAGACCAGTCCGAAGACTTGCTCGCGTTGCTGGGCGCAGAAAACACCGTACTCACGCTCAGCGTGCAGTTGTGGGGACAGCTCAGCACTGGGCTCAACCGGCCCATTGGCGATCTCTTCAATGAAGTCCGCCAGTTTCAGGTGGGTTTTCTTGCCATTGAGCAGGGTCAGCGTGTGACGCTCGCTGCTCAGTTCAACGGTGAAGATGCTGTCCTCCTGGTTGCGTTCAACTTTCAGTCGGAATGGTAGCGATTCACGCTGAGGTGCTGATCGAAGGGTGTGATTGAAGGTCTCGCTGAGATTCACCTGGGCGCTAAGCAGGGTCAGGGTGCGGTTGTCGATCTTGAACTTGCTCATGCTGCCCGGCCTCCGTCGTTGGGGTCGAAGGGGGTCGGAGCAGTGCGCTGCGGGACTAGGCGGGGTTTGCCGTGGTAAATGATGACCATGCAGCCGGAGATGGCTTCTAGCTGCTCGATGCGGTTGCGATTGGCTGCACATGCCGGATGGACGTGCACCGTTGATGTGGTGTTCATGGTGTTGCCTCGCTCTGTGGTGGAAGAGTGAAGCAAATATCAACCAGTGGTTGAGTTATGTCAATAGCTGAAGATTTTGGCCTTTATCTACTTGTGATGGTGATATCGGATTGACATGCTTATTCAGATTCGATATTGAGTAGATTAGTTTGTTAAAAACCAGTGGAAGGGTTTGTTATGGCTGTTGCTGAACAAGAGTTGGAACAACGTTCATTTATGATTGAAAAGCCTATTATCTGTATTTTTGATATGCAATCAGACGTTCTAGATCTACTTACGAGCAAGCTTTACAATGTGACGCCTGCAACAATTGGAAGCCCTATAAGAGTCGGAAATAAAAATAAGGGTGAGGTAAAGTACGTTGCATTAAATTATGATTACCCTCAAAACCTGCATGAGTTTGATGTTGTTGTTTTGGATTTGAGTGGGGGAAAAGAATCGATTGCTTATCGGCAACATTCATTCGGTGATGCTACTGGTGGAGAAGCTTACGCCATTCATAGTGCTTATCCAGAAAGCGTGTTTAATCCTAGACCTGGAGGAATGAGAATAGTTGGTAAGGAAATTAACTCTTTACTGCAGAAGATGTCGTTGGTGATAATTTTTGCTGACTCAATTGATTCGGCGGATTATAAAACAGTAAAAATTACTATGGGGGGGACCAGTTGGGATGATAAGTTCTCTGGTTCGACTAAGGATTTGTATGAGGGCTTTCCTAAGTGCAAAAATAAAGTAGGTCGGCTACTGAAGGCTCCAGACGCCGATAGCGCGTACTTTACATTAGTACAGAAATATTTTGGCGATAGCCATTATCAGGTTGTGTTTGAGCATCCGCGGCATTGGAATCATGAGGAGTATAAAGAGGTTGAGGATGAAGGATTTTTACCATTAGTCTTGAATGACAGTGGTGAGGTTGTTTCCTACCTGCATGCTATTGGGGAAGGACTTGTCCTTGTTTTTCCTCCAGTGGAAGATAAAAGTGCATTTATATTGGAGTTGTTCGAGAGTTACTTACCTGAACACTTTCCACAGGTATTTCCCTACAGTAGTCAGTTCTCGTGGTTAGATCGTGGGGACTTTCCAGTTCCAGGTGAGCTTGAATTGTTGAGCAATCGACAGAGAATCGAGGAGGATTATCGGAGTCAAGTCGACAGTAACGAACAAGCTATTGTCTCTCTAAAAAAAGAATACAGTTTCTTAAGGGATTTGATTTCCGAAACCGGAGATGCATTAGTCGACGCGGTCGAGCACTATTTTAAGTGGTTGGGCTTCGAGTCCGTAGTGAATCAGGATGATCAAAAATCAGATGTTTTAGAGGAAGATCTTCAAATTGACTGCGGAGATAAGCTTCTAGTAGTGGAGATTAAAGGCATTGGAGGTACCTCTACCGATAAGGCATGTTCTCAGATTACAAAAATAAAAAACAGGCGGATGAAGCAAAGAAATAGTTTTGATGTTTATGGCTTGTATATAGTAAATCACGAAAGATATGTTTCTCCCGGTCAAAGAAAAAACCCTCCATTTACGGATCATCAACTACAAGACGCTTTGTTGGATGAGCGTGGCTTGTTGACAACGTATCAGTTGTACTTGGCTTTTTTTCTGATAAAAGATAATATTCTGAGTAGGGAGGATGTTCGGGAGCAATTATTCAATTATGGGCTGGTTACTTTAGTTCCAACTAGTCTAAAGTCTTTAGGGCAACCATCCGAATATCTGATGAAAGGAATGGTTGTGGTTGTTGATTTGAAAGATTGCACCCTCAAAGTTGGGGATGTTCTGGTTGCGAAGAAGAGTTCCCATTATACAAAGCATGTTGTGCAATCGTTACAAGTCGACGATAGCGATGTGCTAGAAGCTAATGGTGGAGTGGTCGGGGTTAAAGTGGCTTCTAAAGTTCCGAATAAGGCCGAGATTTTTGTCTACAATGAATCTTGATCTTTAAGGTTATCATTACTTCAGATTTATTCGGGGATAAATGATCCTACCACTTTGCCGCAAATGTGTGTCTCTTCCGTAATATCAATGATTGGGTATTGCGGATTGATTGGTCGTAAAAATTGCCGACCTGCATCCTCCACCAGAACCTTAAATGTAGCCTCGTTAGTGCGTGGAACTCTGGCGATCACTCGGTCACCAGTCTTGGTTTCAGCCTCTGGGTCAACGAAAATTATGCAGCCAGTGGGGTAGCTTCGTCCTGGCCCAGGGTTTGTCATTGAGTCGCCAAGAACTTTCAGCGCATATCCTTGATTGCTAATTGGTACGGGGCAGGATAGCCAGGAGTCAGCATCATAAGACTCAAAATTCGAGATTGCCTCACACCAAGCGCCAGCTTGAACCCAAGAAATTAGTGGAACCTTGCCGAAGCGTTGGTTGATAGCGCTGACATTACTCTCATTGCTGGCGACTAGTTGGCGAACGTTGTTTTCACCGGTCTGTTCCTTCGGCAGGACTCCGTACTCCAGCCATTCGCGGCGTACCTGCAACCATGAACAAAGCGCGACCATGCTGTCTGCTTCGGCCATTGCTTCGCCGTTCAGCCACTTGCTGACGGCTTGCGTGGTCTTATCAACCCCCATGCTTTTCAACTGACGATGGATGTCCACGCCACGACCCCGGCTCCGTACGCCAGCATCATTGAGGGCTTCGTGTAGGCGCTCGCTAAAAGCGGCACGTAATTCATTTTTATCAACCATAAGTTGAGAGTGCCACGAAGCTTGCGCAATAGTCAGTTGATGTTTAATATCAACCATGAGTTGATGACTGGAGGTTGCCATGTTGGACCCCGCAAATTTTTCGAACGCCATCGCGTTCGCTTTTGAGGCCGTAGGCGGCATTGGGGCCGCTGCCAAGGTGTGCGACAGGAGTTATCAGGCGCTGAACAAGTGGCGCCTGGCGGCCAGCTTGCCGAGAACCGACTACACCGGCGAAACGAAATACGCAGTGCTTCTGGCGACAGCTGCAAAGCAAAAGGGCAACCCGTTTGACTCTGCTTGGTTGCTGAGTGCGTCTGCACCACAGAAGGTTGCTGCATAGCATAGTCAGAAAAAAGGCGACCCAAGGGTCGCCCAGTTCCTCCCGGCACACACCACCACAGTGCTGTCGGGCCGCGTTAAAGGTAGGCGGGCACACCACATGCAAAACCGCCTCCCCGTACCGCGCTTCCAAGGCACGGATGCCTTGGGTTGCTGCCTTTCTCCACCACAGATAGGGCAGCTGTTGCGCCAGAGGTGAGCGACGGATCGTTTTCCTCGGCACGGTGCCGGTTTCGATCTTGAGGATCTAGCCGGCTTTTGGGCCCTTTCAAGCCACGCGGCAAATGTATCACCACTACATGTCGCGCGGCACTGGCAACTTACAAGGATTAATGCCATGAGCCGAATTGCTCTGAATAGCGTTGACCGAGCCAAGCGGGAAGTCCTGCCGCTCGATCTCGCGCTTTACCATGCCGCTCGGGACTACCCCGGTGGTGCCGCTGCAATCGCTGTCACCACCGGCCGCAATGCCACCACGCTGCAGCACAAGCTTTCGCCAACCCATCCAAGCCACACGGTCAATATCCAAGAGTTCGCTGAGATCCTGGAGCTCACCAAAGATCGCCGCATTCTTGATGCCGTGCACGCCCTGGTGGGCGACACCATCTGGCAAGACCTTGCCGAGACTTACACCGCCGATATGCCCGAGACGCTGACCTCGGGCATTGCTTCGTTTTTCCGGCAGGTTGCTGATCTGTCCGAGACCTGGGCCAAGCACATTGGTGATGGTCGGGTTGATGACCGTGAACTGAGCGAGTCGCACGAAGTTGTACACGGCTCCACGGTCTATCGGGTGCGCCGGGTCGCGGACATGAACGGCGATCGCCGTTTCACGCTACTGGAAGTTGAAGAACTCGGCCCGCAACTGGCTGGAGGAGGGATCTATGTCTAACTCGGCTTCAATCGAAACCTATTTGCACGTGGAGGGCTTTGAGAGTTGGCCGCGTGATCTTTTCGATAAACGTCAGATCCGCGCAGGAATGCGCAAGGCCGGCAAGCTGGTCACCCAAAGAGCGCAGATGAACCTGGTGTTGGGTAAAGATCAGGACGGCTACCCGATCAACCGCACTGGCGAGACGGTTCACTCGATCAGCTTCAAAGTATCCCGTTCGGGTTTCCTTGTTCGGATCGCTCCAAAAAAAACGGCTGGGATGGAAGAGTTTTACCCCGCTTACCTGCACTACGGAGTGAAGAAGGGTCGCCGGCCCGGAAAGCTTGCGCCGGGTAAAGGGAAGGGTAGGAAAAACCGTCGCGCCGCTGGAGTTCGCGCTCGCTTAGTTGCCGAGCGTGCAGCTGGCGAATGGCGCATCACCCCGCGTAACAATTACATGGCCGACGCCCTGCAGGACGCTGCCCCGCAAGTTCAGTCAATTCTGTCTACTGCGTTTGCCGCTGCCCTGGGCTGATCGTTCAACCCTCTGGATACCCCAATGAAACTGAACCCCATCGTTGCTCACCTTCGAGCGACATGCCCGAGCTTTGCCCAGCGAATCTCCGGCGGCATCGACTGGGATGCTGTTGTGGAAAGCGCAAAGCTCGCGCTCCCGGCGGCGTACGTAATTGCTTCGGCAGATGCTGCCACGCCGAGCAAAGCGCAGAACGTCACCGTCCAGGACATCACCGATCAGTTCAGCGTGGTCATCGTCCTTGAACCCACCGATGAGCGCGGGCAGGACGCCAATGACCTGCTGCACGATCTGCGCGCTGAACTCTGGCGTGCACTGGTGGGTTGGGAGCCTAGCCCTGAATACAGTCCGATCGAATATGGCAAAGGCGCGCTGCTACACATCAGCCGCGCTCGGGTGGTGTACCAGTTCAACTTCATCGCCGAGTTTCAGTTGGGGCGCAACACCAAGTCGGATCCGCCGGAAACCTGGCAGGAGTGCGCCCTGGACGGCCTGCCCGCGCTGCAGGGGGTGAACATCAAGTACGACCTGATCACCGGCAACGGCGGCCCTGACGGCCGTATCGAGTTCCAATCACGCGAGGATTTACCCCAATGACACGACTCTATGTGAAGCCTGGCGAAGGGCGGGCTGTGCCCGATCCGGAGTACGGCGGCGAGCTGTTGCCGGCTGAAGGCCGCGCAGTACCAAACTCATCCTATTGGCAACGGCGGTTGACGGATCAAGACGTGGTCGTAGCTGACCCACCGGCTGACCCAATGGCGGAAGTCCCCGAAACCGAAACACCTGAACCGGCGGATGCACCGGACCAGGCACCGGCAAGGCCGAAGGCCGTCAAGCGGAGTGCTGCTCAATGAACCTCAACACCATACCTTCTGATATCCGCGTGCCGTTGTTTTATGCCGAGGTGGATAACAGCCAGGCGAACAGCGCCACGTCGAGCATGCCGCGCTTGATCGTTGCCCAGGCTAACGACGATTCGACTGCCCTGGAAATCGGCCAACTCACGCTGGTGTCGAGCGTCGGTTATGCCAAGAGCATTGGCGGCGTGGGCTCGATGCTCGCCGAGATGTACGACACCTGGCGGCGCATTGATCCTGCCGGTGAAATCTGGTGCCTGCCGGTCAAGGGCACGGGCGCCAAGGCCACCGGCAAGGTCACCATCACCGGCGCGGCGACGGAGTCCGGATTGCTGAACCTGTACGTGGCAGGTTCCCGCGTGCGTGCGGTGGTGCCCAGCGGCGCGACGCCGACGGTGGCAGCGGCTGCCTTGGCGGCGGCGATTAACGCGGCAGGGCTTTCGGTGTCGGCCGTCGCCGCGCTGGGCGTGGTGACGCTGACCTGCAAATGGTCCGGCGATAGCGGCAATGATATTTCGCTGCAGCTCAACCGCCTCGGGCGCAACAACGGCGAGTCCACACCGGCTGGGTTGGTGGTGGTGCTGACGGCCATGGCTTCGGGCGCGGGTGCGCCGGAGGTGGCCCAAGTGCTGGCCGCCCTGGGTGATGAGCCGTTTGAGTTTATCTGCTCGCCTTGGACGGATGCCACCACGCTCGATGCCTGGAAAGAGTTCATGGGCGACTCCACTGGTCGCTGGAGCTGGGCCAAGCAACTCTATGGCCATGTGTACACCGCCAAGCGCGGCACGCTCGGCCAGTTGGTGGCGTTCGGGGTGACGCGTAACGATCAGCACATTACCAACCACGGCTTCGAGGTGGGTTGCCCTGATCCGTTCTGGCGCGTGGCGGCAGCTTTCACGGCGCGCACGGCGGTGTTTATTTCCGCCGATCCAGCGCGACCGACGCAATCCGGTGAAATGTCCGGCATCACTCCGGCTCCGGCCGGATCGCGTTTCACGCTGCCTGAGCGGCAATCGTTGTTGACCCGGGGCGTCGCCACGGCGTGCTTCAGCGGTGGTGCAGTGCGCATCGAGCGCGGCATTACCAGTTACCGGGTGAATGCCTTCGATCAGCCGGACGATTCGTACCTGGACAGCGAAACGCTGCACCAGTCGGCCTATGTGATCAAGTACCTGAAAGGACTGATCACCAGCAAGTATGGCCGCCACAAGCTGGCTAACGACGGCACGCGTTTTGGTGCGGGTCAGGCCATCGTCACCCCTGTGGTGATTCGCGGCGAGCTGATCGGCGCCTATTACGCGCTGGAACGCCTGGGCATTGTCGAGAACGCGGATGCGTTCGCCGAGTACCTGATTGTCGAGCGCTCGAGCGAGAACCCGAACCGGCTGAACATCCTGTTTCCACCGGACCTGGTGAACCAGCTGCGGATATTCGCGCTGCAGTATCAATTCCGCCTGCAGTACGCAGCCTGATTTAACGAACGACCAAAGCCCGCCGCGTGCGGGCTTTTTTGTGGGAGAACGCAATGGGCAAGAAAGTAGCCGGCACCGTCTACGTCAAAGTGGACGGCGTGCAGTTGACCGTCACGGGCGGCGTTGAATGTCCGCTGATGGACGTGAAGCGCGAAACCGTGGCGCCGGGGTTCTACAAGGAAGAGGACCTGGCGCCGTTTGTGAAGTTGAGCGCCATCGATGACCCGGATCTGTCGATCAAGAACATCACCAACTCGACCACTGCGACCGTCACAGCGGAGCTTGCAAATGGTCGGGTTTACGTCCTGTCGGGCGGCTACCTGGTGGGCGAGCCGACCACCAAGGACGACGGCACGATCGATTTTGAATGGAATGGCGACAAGGGGGTTTGGCAATGAGCAAGACACACGAATACGAACTGATGTCGCCAATCAAGGCGCATGACGAAGAGCTGACCAAGTTGAGCTATCGCCGGCCCACTGTCGCCGAGGTCCGCAAGATCAAGGCGCTGCCCTACAAGATCGACAAAAACGAGGACGTTTCCCTAGATATGGATGTGTCCGCGAAGTACATCGCGGTGTGTGCGTCTATTCCGGCTAGCTCGGTTGACCAACTGGACCTGGCGGACCTCAACGATCTGGCCTGGGCGATTGCGGGTTTTTTCATGAAGCCGGAATCGTCGACTGCGAAAGCCTGATCGCCGTCGCGTATGACCTGGCCTTCTTCTGGAAAGTCGATCCCGAACAAATGATGGGGCATCCGCTGGATGCGTTCGCTGAGTCGCTGGCGAACGCAGAGCGGATCAATCAGATCCAGCAGGGGTAGTTATGGCTGACAAGTTTCAACTCAAGGCGCTGATCACCGGCGTCGATAAGTTGTCGCCAATGCTTGCCGGCGCTCGCAAGAACGTCGCCGGATTTCGCAAGGGGCTGGAGCGCACCGGGCTTGGCAAGATCGGCTTTAGTGACGTAGTGACGGGCGGTGCGTTGGCGGCGCCGTTCGTTGCCGGCGCGGCAGCGGCGATCGAGTTTGAGTCGCAAATGGCTGATGTGCGCAAGGTGGTCAACTTTGATACCCCGGGTCAGTTCAAGCAGATGGGCGATGACATCGGGAGAATGTCCGAGCGCCTGCCGATGGCCGCAAATGATATTGCCAAGATCGTTGCCGCCGGCGGGCAGTCGGGCATCGCCAGGGAAGAGTTGCTGGGCTTTGCTGAGTCTGCGGTGAAAATGGGCATCGCCTTTGACCAGACGGCCGAGCAGTCCGGCGACATGATGGCGAAGTGGCGTACCTCTTTTAAGATGACGCAAACCGATGTCGTGGGCTTGGCTGACAAGATCAACTACCTGGGCAACACCGGCCCCGCAAACACCAAGCAGATCTCGGACATCGTCACCCGCATCGGTCCTCTCGGATCTATCGCGGGTTTGGCGTCGGGCCAGATCGCTGCACTGGGTGCCACCATGGCGGGCGTGGGGGTTGAGCAAGAGGTCGCGGCAACCGGCATCAAAAACTTCATGTTGGCGATGACCAAGGGAACATCAGCTACCAAGACTCAGACACAGGCCTTCAAGTCGTTGCGGCTCGATTCCAAGGTGCTCGCTAAGAGCATGCAGAAAGATGCCCAGGGCACGATCCTTGACCTGCTTGATCGGGTCAAGCAGGTCGACCCGTCAGCCCAGGCCGGCTTGCTGACCAACCTCTTTGGGTCTGAATCGGTTTCGGCCATTGCGCCGTTGTTGACCAACCTGGACCTGCTCAAAAGCAACTTGCTCAAAGTCGGGGATGCCCAGAAGTACGGTGGCTCGATGGACGCCGAGTACGCCTCGCGTGCTGAAACCACTGCCAACAACCTGCAACTGTTGCGCAATGCCGCTGCCAGCGTAGCGCGAGGTATCGGCAATGCCTTGTTGCCGGCGATCAACGCGGTAGTGAATGACCTGCGGCCGATGGTTTCTGGCGTTGCCGCTTTCATCCAGGCCAATCCGCAGTGGGTCAAAGGCGTCGGGATGGCCGCCGGAGCCTTCACTGCGCTGCGTGTCGCGGTGTTCGCCGCAACCGTCGCGACAAAAGTGCTTGGCGTGGCATTCGCGGCGACACCTGTGGGCATCATTGCCGTGGGTATCGCAGCGGCGGCGGGGTTGATCGTCGCCAACTGGGAAACCATTGGGCCGTTCTTCACGGCGTTGTGGGACTTGATCAAGGCGTTCGCCACGCCTTTCGTTGAGTTCATGAAAGGCCTGTTTGATTGGGCGCCTTTGGACTCGATCATCAAGCACTGGTCGCCAGTCACCGAGTACTTCAAAAAGCTGTGGGACGGGATCAAACCTTACCTTGAACCAATCCTGAACTTCCTGGGGCTGGAAGAGGGTGGGGTGGGCATCACCGCCAAAGTCACGGGATACGCCGAGGATCAGCGCCGGCGCAATGCTGGACCAGGCGGTGGAACGGGTGACTTCCTCAAGGCGGATGCGGTGAGTGTCGCCAAGGGGCAGCAGGCCCAGCGCAACCTCACGCAAGCCGGTCTCGATCCGGCGCAGCTTCTGCGCTTGCCGAATCCGTTGCCATCGCCAATCGCCGGGAGCAGTTCGTTCCTGCAGCCCGATGCGGTGAAGATCGCAAAAGGGTCTTTGATGGAAGCCAGCCTCATGCCGGCCAGTTCGGCTCCGGGCCAGCTTCTGCGTCAGGGGCCATTGCCGGCGCCAGGTTCAATCCTGCAGCAACAAGCGGCCAACAACCGCACCAACCTGGAGGGCTCGATGGTCGTCCGCTTTGAAGGCGCGCCGCCTGGACTGCGTGTGGATCCGGGCAAGAGCAATCAACCTGGCTTGTCGATCACGCCGAACGTGGGCTATCGAAGTTTGGGCGGGAGTAATCAGTAATGAGTGAATGGCGCGAACGAAAGCAAGGCGCCTCCTTTCGAGGGGTGCCGTTCTGGCTGGATGCCGACAGCGTCAACGTCGGCCGCCGCACCCAGCTGCACGAGTTCCCCCAGCGGGATCAACCCTTTGTCGAAGACCTCGGCCGGCGCACGCGGCAGTACATGTTCACCGGTTTTGTGGTTGGGGATGACTGCCTGTCACAACGTGACAAGCTGCTGACGGCGCTGGATACCCCGGGGCCGGGCGAGTTGGTCCATCCGTGGTTTGGCCGGCTGACGGTTACGGCCGGCGACTGTGAGGTGTCCCATGCCCGCAACGAAATGGGCATGGTGCGTTTCAGTCTGGTGTTTATCGACGGCATGCTGGTGTTCCCCGTCCAGGCGCCGAACACCCGCCGGCTTTTGGCCGCCCAGGCTCCGACCCTGTTGGAGTCGATCAAACGTCGATTCCGCGAGGCGATGGCTACGGTGGATCTGGCCCGGCAACGGGTCAATGCCATTCGGGCTGCGGTGTCGGGGGCGTATGCCTTTGCGATCAACTTTCTCAAGCCACTCACTTCGTTGGCTTCGGATCTGGATGCGCTGGTATACGCCATCATCAATGCGCCGGAAGCGTTCGCCGCCAGTCTGTTGAGCGACATTGCTAGCCTCGAGCGCACCTTCAGCGGTTATGGCGCGGGTGGGTCGTTTACCGGCAGCAGTTCCAAGGCATCGGCGGTGTCATCGTTGCAAGCATCGGCGCCGGTACCGGATGACCCCGACATCGCGTTGATCCAGGCGGCAGTCATTGGGCTGGTGCAGGACGCGGCATTGTTGGATCTGCTGCTGGACATGGCTGAGATCCCGGTCGCGGTTGCGCAGGGTGTCAGTGAGCCGGCGGATCTGGATGTGCAACTGGCACAGCAGGGGCGCCAACAAGGATGGCAGCAGGTTTGGCAGCCTGTAGGGCAGGACGCAAGTGACGGTCAGACGGGTGAGGCGGTTGGTTCGGCTATCGCGGCGGTCCCGGTGGCGGATGACGTATTGGTCGTGCGTGATGCGATCAGCGAGGCGCTGTGGGTGGTGGCTGGCGACAGCTCGCCGGAACACTTCGGCGCGCTCAGTGAAACCCGTCTGGCCCTGGATCGGCACCTGACCGAAGTGGCACGCAGCGGGGTGGGGCTGCGCACGTATTCGCCGCTGGAAACCGTGCCTTCGCTGGTGCTGGCCCACCGGCTGTATGGCGACGCACGACGCGGTGGCGAAATCGTCACGCGCAACGGCGTGCGGCACCCGAGTTTTGTTCCGGCCACTGAACTCCAAGTAGCGAAAACCTAACCATGAGCGAGCTGAATAAAGTCACCCTGAGCGTGGGTGGGCACGACTATGCCGGTTGGAAAAGCGTCAGTATCGGCGCTGGCCTTGAGCGACAGGCCCGGGATTTTAACCTCGGCATCACCTGGCAATGGCCGGGTGGCGGGCCGGTGCCGGTGCGCATCCGCCAAGGCGAGCGGGTTGAGTTGTTCATCGGCCAGGATCATGTGCTGACCGGTTACGTCGACTCGACACCGATTCGTTACGACAGTGAAACCATCACCCTGAGCATTGCCGGGCGTTCGCTCACGGCAGATCTGGTCGACTGCGCGGCCATCAATCAGCCAGGGCAATGGCGTGGGCAAAGCGTCCAGACGATCATCGCCGCGATCGCCGGGGAATACGGCATTACGGTGGTCAACGACGCGACGGTCACCCTGGGTGTCGAGGATCACAGCATCGAGCCGGGTGAGACCGCTTTTGAAAGCATCGATCGGCTGTTGACCCTGTCCCGGCTGTTCAGCACGGACGACGCCCTGGGCCGTCTGGTAATCGCCAATCCCGGCAGTGCCGGCCGCGCGGTGGATGCGTTGGAACTGGGCAAGAACCTGAAAGCGGGGGAAGCCAACCTGGATTTTTCCAATGTGTTTTCCGAGTACATCAGCAAGGGCCAGCGCAGCGGTACCGATGACAGCTTTGGCGTCGAAGCCAGCGAGATCGAGGCGCGGGTAGTCGATGAGCGCATCACCCGCCGGCGGGTGAAGGTCATTCAGCAATCCGGGCAGATGACCACCACCATTGCCCGCCAGCGGGTCGAATGGGAGCGGGCCAATGCCGTGGGGAAAGCCTTGGAGACCCAGTACACCGTACAGGGCTGGCGACAGAGCAACGGCGCGCTGTGGCGCCACAACATGATTGCCCGGGTGATCGACCCGCTGATTGGCTTTGATCGCGACATGCTGATCAGTGCCATCAGCTACGAGCTCAGCGAGTCCGGCACCACGGCAAAAATCACCGTGGCACCGCCGGAAAGCTTCCTGCCTGAACCGAACGACGCCTATGAAAAGCGCAAGCTGCAGAAAGGCAAGAAGACCGACAACTTCGAATACCTCATACCAGCGGACTACAAACCCTCATGAGAAACGGCATAGCGAATCTGTTGGCCCGTGGTGTGGTTGCCCTGAGTAACTCGGCCAGCAAGCTGCAGAGCCTGCAGCTGCGGCTGACGGCGGGGGAGGTCAAAGACAACATGGAACACCTAGAGCCTTACGGGTTCACGGCAAGTCCGCTCGGGGGTGCCGAAGCACTCGCCGGGTTCTTTGCTGGTGACCGCAGTCATGGGGTGGTGATTGTTGTGTCAGACCGCCGCTTTCGGCTCCAGGGGCTCAAGCCCGGGGAGGTGGCCATCTACACCGACGAAGGTGATCGCATCCACCTGAAGCGCGGCCGGGTGATCGACATCGATACGGTCACCCTGAACGTCAAGGCCAGCGACTCGGTGAATTTCGATACGCCGCTGATCAGCACCACCGGGCGCATTGAGTCCGCTGGCGACCAGGTCGCGGCCGGTGTCAGTCAACTTGAACACTTACATGTCAAGGTCAAAACAGGTGACGACGAAAGCGGGCCGCCGGCCAGAGGTGGGGCATGAGTCGTGAGGAACTGTTGCGTCGTGCCGTGACCATCAGCCTTTACACCTGGCGCCGTGCTGGCCCGGATGACGTGGTGGAGGATGCCGATCGGCAGGGTTGGTGGGGCGACAGCGTTCCCCCGGTAACCGGCGACAAGATCGGTTCGCGGCTGTGGCTGTTGCGCCGACGCACGCTGACGGCAGACACGCTCAAGGATGCCAAGACCTACGCCGAAGAGGCCTTGGCCTGGCTGACCGATGACGAGATTGTCAGCGCCGTGACCGTCACACCCGAGCGCCTGGGCAATGACCGGATGAACCTGCGCGTGGAACTCACCGAGTTGAGCGGTGAGTCGCTGCAACTGGATTTTGACAACACTTGGAGCCTGATCAATGCCGTATGAAACCCCAACGCTGCCGGCGCTGATCAAGCGTGTCGAGGCGGACTTTGAGCGAAACGCGTCGGACGCACTGCGCCGCTCCGATGCCAAGGTGACCTCCCGGGCGCTGGGTGGTGCGGTCTACGGGCTGTATGGCTATCAGGCTTGGATTGCCCGCCAGTCCAGCCCGGCGACCTGTGATGAGGAGGTGTTGTTGCGCTGGGCCGATTGGCGCCTTGAAGGCGGCCGCAACAAGGCAGTGTCGGCCAAGGGCACGGCGACGGTTTCAGGGGGGGAGGGGCGTCTGGTCGACGCGGGCCAGGTCTACCGGTATCCCGATGGCCGGCGTTATGTGGTCAAGGAAACCGCGACCCTGGTAGGGGGGGAGGCCACGCTGAAGCTGGAAGCGGAAGACGCCGGCATTGTCGGCAATGTCCAGGGCGGCGCCCTGGAGGCGGTTACGCCAGTGATGGGCGTCAGCTCTTCGGCCACCATTGGCGCCGATGGCATCGTGGGTGGTACGGATCTGGAACACATCGATGCGCTGCGGCTTCGGGTGCAGGCGGCCTTCAAGAGCCCCAGCAAGGTCGGGAATGGTGAGGACTTTGTCGAGTGGGCCAAGGAGGTGCCAGGCGTGACCCGTGCCTGGGCGCTACCGCGCTGGATGGGGCCGGGCACTTTTGGCCTGGTGTTTGTGCGTGATGGTGATCCCGACATTATTCCCACGGCGGAACAGGTCGCCGAGGTTCAAGCGCACCTGGAGAAAAAACGTCCGGTGACGTCTGAGGTGTACGCCCTGGCGGCGGTGCCGCGTCTGCTGAATTTCAATCTGCGGATCAAGCCCGACAGCACAGTGCTGCGTGCTGCGGTCGCCAAGTCACTGCGCCGCCTGATCGAAGATGAAGGCGGGCCGGGAGAAACCCTGCTGAACACGCACGTTCACGCGGCTATCAGCAACACCCCGGGGGAGGACGATCACGTATTGATCGAGCCGGCGGCGGATGTGGTGATGGGCGCCAATGAAATTGCCGTACCGGGGGTGTTCACATGGATCTGACAGAACAAGAGGCCCGGCACTTGCAGCAGCTTCGCCAATTGCTGCCGCCGGGGCCGGCATTTGACCTGGAGCTGCAGCCGGACCTGATGCAGCTACTGTTCGCGCTCACGCCTGAACTGGCCCGCGTGGATCTGAACAACGAGGCGCTGTTGCTGGAGCTGAATCCCGCAACAGCCACGGAGCTGTTGCCGGTCTGGGAGGAGTACCTGGGATTGCCGGATGTCTGCACGGTGCCTGGCTCACAATCCCTCGAGCAGCGCCGCCTTGCCGTGATCGACAAGCTCACTGCCACCGGCGCACCGCAGCTCAGTTACTACCTAAAGATCGGGCCGCAGGTCGGCCTGCCGATGGTGATCGATGAGTTTCGGCCGGCCCGGGTCGGGACGCTCAGCGTGGGGGATTTTCTCTACGGTGACGGCTGGCCCTGGAACTGGCTGGCCGGCGTTCCCGTGGATGCCTTTGGCACTGCCGAGGCGGCGACACTCGATTGTCGCCTGCAGCGCGAGGCGCCGGAGTACACCGACGTGGTGCTGGGTTACGGCAAGGACGTGGTCGCCGACATTGTCGGCCAAGTCGACCAACTCTTCACCGCGATTAACTACGTGACGCCCGCTGCGATTGCGGGGCTCGAGGACTTGTAGGCATGCAAAAAATCTCATGGTGGACCGATCTGGTCGCGGCCTTCGGGCGATTTCGGTATGGCTCGCTCACTGCCGGTATGCCGCCGACGCCGATCAAGGCGGAATGGCTGAACATGGTCCAGGAAGAAATGACCAACCTGGTGCTGGCTTATCTGCCTGCCCTGGACGCTGCCGACAATGCACAAGTGCTTCAGGCGCTGCAAAAGGCGATTGAGCTGAGCCTGGTGAACTATGCCCTCAAGGCCACGACGCTGGATGGGTACGGCATCACCGATGCCTACACCAAAGCGGCTACTGATGTCTTGCTGCTTGCGAAGGCCGCCAAGGCCACGACGCTGGATGGGTACGGCATCACCGATGCCTACACCAAAGCGGCTGCTGATGTCTTGCTGCTTGCGAAGGCCGCCAAGGCCACGACGTTGGCTGGGTACGGTATCACTGATGCCTACACCAAGGCGGCTGCCGATGCCTTGCTGCTTGCCAAGCAGGACAAGAGTACGGGCTTGATGCAGGAAAACGGCTTTCACCTGTGCAAGGCCACGGGGAAGCTACAGCAGTGGGGGGTTGCTATCGTTGGCCCTGACGCGGTCAGTGACCCGATCAACTTCCCCACGCCGTTTGCGCAGGTCTATGTCTGCTTTGGCAACAAGATAACGGCCAACAGCGTCGACGGAGACGGCAATGCCGCTGGTGCATGTGCTATCAGCCTGACGCAATACAAAGTCTTCAATGACTCGAACACGTTCGGCGCAACAATTCACTGGACGGCAATTGGCAAAGCTCCAGGTTACTGACGTCTGACTGCACCCTTTAAATGAACCCGCCCAGGCGGGTTTTTTGTTGCCTGGAGAAATCTGCATGACTGATGTTTCTGCACTTGAAGGCTACGCGGGCCAACTTTCCGAAGCGGCAGCAATGTCTGTCGCGGCGGCTCATCAGAATAAAAAGTACATTCACGGCAGTGCCACCGAAGATGTTCAAACCGAATCGGGGCCGGTGCCGACTATTGCAAAACAGGCAAAGCTTTACCTTGAGTCGATCCCTGATGCAGTGGCGGACCTCAGCGGCCAGATAGCCAACGGGCGTATTTACAATTCGTTCGCTGAGGCCTACCCCGAAACCAATCTTAACCAGCACTTTTGGGTCTCGCCTGCTGGGTCCGGCCTGGCCCGTGTCGCTCTGTTTAAAAAGACGGGAGCAGCCACGCAAGAGTTTGTTTACAGCTATGCGAGCGGTACTGAAGTCGAAGTGTTGAGCGGTGTTGAAGACCGGTCACTGGTGGGCTTGCGCATTGGTGATGCCTTAAACACGTTCTCGCTGTCGTCGGAGCCTGGAGAGATCGCCAGTCGTCCGCCATTGAGTTTGCCTGTCGTCCCGTCACAGGGTGGTTCGTCTGCGTCTGTACCCGCTCCGAGCGAGATTGCTCGCCGGGGTATGACCGCGCTCAGTGCGGGCTCTAAGTTTCGCGTGAAAATTTACACCGGCCGTATCGGTGCCACTGCGCTTAATGGCACTTACCGGAGTGGGGTTTACTGGTACAGCGGGGCGAAGCAACGTCATGCAACGCCCCGGACGGTATTTACCACCAAGCCAGACATCACTGACTTCCTGACGTTTACCGAAACATTCACCTTCGGCGGTGCTGGCTCAGGTGCAGATGTTGAGGCGCCTGCGGGCGCCGCCTACGGCATTCCGTTTTTTGGGGTCGATGGGACTACTGGGCGTTACCTCGGTGCCCAACTGGATGTTGAGGCGGACTTAGGTCTCGACTCGATTCGCCAACAAGCCAACTTTGCCGATGCACCTACCAGCCTTTTTGCTGATGGATCAACGGGTGTCATGTTTGACTTCACCAGCGCCGCTGCCCTTGGAAGCGGTAGGGTTGGCGCTGTAATTACCTCTGTTCCCTCGGTGCTGGGAAACATGACAGCCGGGGCAACACTTGTCGCGCAAAAGGCATCCGTAGGATTGGCCAGTGGCCGCCTGGGGATGTTTAGCCCATTGCATGACACCGCCGTTGTTACATCGGGCAACGTGATCCCAGCGACTGGCCCCTTTACACTGATTTTCAGTCACAAGGTTGATATCCCAGGGCGACAAGACGCCTTTTGGCAGCATGCGGCGGGAGCACCTGGTCGCGTGCAAATGGGGGCCAACGCTCGATTTAATGGGGCGATTCAGGTTCCCGTGGACGGTATGTTCCAGGTCTATATCGATGGCATCACGGGTGGCTCAGGTGCTGCTGGTCAGCCAAAGGCGGCGGTTCATCCCATTGGTTCGCCTGGCGTGTTCATGTTGGTGTGTAAGCCTGGCGAGCAGCAGTCAGAGTTCTGGCGCAATGGGGAACTGATCGACCGCTTTACCGCACCACCTGTGGTGGCCGACCTGGGGAAAAGCCAGTTCTTTGGCATCACTGCGGGCAATGGTCAGGGGCAGACATTTGGCCGGGTGCTGAGTATTGGCCGAGCGTTGGAGCGCGCTGAGATCAATCTGGCGGCCGATTGGGTGGCCCGATCAATGGGGTTAGAGCTGGGGCGGACGGTTTCGTCGCCCTACAGTCCAGCGACCATCCAGGCGACCGCAGGTATCTCTGTCTACGTGCCTCCCTTCAATGAGCCACGGCTCACTGGTAGCGACGTGCTGTACGAGAAAAGCGCGGATACGAGCTTGCTGCCTGCATCCCTGACCAAGACGCTCAGCTCCCTGGTGATGCTGGATGTGGTGCCGAATCTTGGCGCTACGTTCACCTTTCAGGCCTCTGACGAAACCGAAGGCTCCGGCAACAACCTGGAGGCCGGTGATGTTCTGACGTTCCGTGATGCCCTGCACAACATGATGCTGCCATCCAGTAATGAGACCGCTACAGCGGTCGCCAGGGTCGTCGGCCAGATGTTGCTCACCGCCGAGGGCGCGGCCGGTGATCCCCAGTTACGCTTTGTGCAGGCCATGAACGCCAAGGCCGCGCAGATCGGCATGGCTGACAGCCACTTTATGAATCCGTCTGGGCTTCACAACTCCCTGATGCATACGACGGCGCGTGACATCGCTCGCTTGGGCGTCGCGGCCTTGGGCTATCCAGCAATGTTGGATGCCTGGGGGAAGCCGAGCTACTTGATGAATGTGGCAGGCCCCAACGCTCGCCCGTTCACCATCATCAGCTCGATAACCATGCTGACCAACGGTGACTCTGACGTGCTAGGTGGGAAAACCGGCACGCTGGGCGGCTTTGGATACAACCTGTTGCTTTATACCTCGGCGCCTAATGGCAACAGGCTGGTTTCGGTAGTGATCCAGGCACCTACGGACGCGGCGCGCTACAGCGACATGAGGGCGCTGCTTGAGTCGATCCGTGTCGGGCACCAATGGCCGCTGCTGTTCCCGATGGCGATGAAGTGACCCGTACGCTCCAACGTGACGGCAATACCGGAAACAAGGGGGCATCCGTGCAGTTCAACGCAATGGCCTCCTAACTCAATTTAGCAATCGCCCGCCATTGAGCGGGCTTTTTTACGCCTGGAGAAACTGATGACCGAAACAGAAAAGGACCGCGACATCCTCGCTCGTACCCTGTGGGGGGAAGCCCGTGGGGAAGGGCTGGCCGGCCAGATCGCCGTGGCCTGGACGATTCGCAACCGTGTCAACGATGGCAAGGCCAAGTCGTGGTGGGGGGAGGGGTATGCCGGCGTGTGCCAGAAGCCCTACCAGTTCAGTTGTTGGAACAGGAACGACCCGAACTACGCCCACCTGAGTGGCGCGAAGCGGATCCCGTTCCGCGAGCTGGCCCAGGCGCAGATCGCCGCTGATCAGGTGATGGCGGGCAAGGTTTCAGATCCGACCGGCGGAGCGACCCACTACTACGCGACGACGATGCCCAATCCCCCTGTGTGGACTAAGGGCGCCAAGCAGACGCTGAAGCTCGGGCGTCACCTTTTCTTCAAGGATGTGCCGTGAACCCGTGACGCGGACCTGAATCTCTCCTACTACCTGAGGCAACAAACTATGCAACTGATTAACAATTGGAAAGATGCGTTGAAGATGTCCAGCGTTCAAGCGGGCGGCGCGATTGCAGCACTGGGCATGGCTGAGCAATTGCTGCCTCAGTTGCAGGCGGTACTGCCGCCGGTAGCTTACGGCGTTCTTGGAGTCCTGGTGATGCTGGCTCGGGTGATCCTGCAGCCAAAGTTGAGTAAGTAAGGCTAAGTAGCAGAAGCCAAAAATATCGGCTTTTTTGGGGGGGGCGCAGTGATGAGCATGCGATGAAGTCGTGTGGACAGTTGTTATCACATGGGCATGCTCAAACCACTTTATTATTCGCACTGGCTATTTCGTCTACGATGGTAGCGTACCTCAGTGGCTTTGCGACTTGACTCCTCTGTCAGGTACGGCCACCTTCTGGCGGTGGCCAACGTCCAATGT